AGTTAGATTTAGTAAAAAATAAAAAGACTGTACAAAACATTTTAGATAAGACTGACATCTTAGTAGGTCATAATATTAAATTTGATTTATCGTGGTTATACTCTTGTGGATTTAAATATCAGGGTAAAATTTATGATACTATGATAGGCGAGTATGTTTTATATAGAGGAATAAAAACTAGAATATCTTTAGCAGAGTGTTGTATTAGAAGAGGTTTAATAAAAAAAGCTACTTCTATAATAGATACTTACAGGGGTCAGGGCATGAAGTTTAAAGACATAGCACCTAATGATATAGAATATTATGGTAGAAGAGATGTAGAATGTACAAGACAATTATTTCATTCTCAAGTTTCTGACTTTAATAAAAAAGCTAATTCTACTTTAGTTCCTACTGTTAGGATGATGAATAGATTTACATCTGTTTTAACAAACATGGAAATGAATGGTATCTACATAGATAAAGAAACATTAGATAAAGTAAAAAGTGATTTTGAAAAAGAGTATAAAGAGTTAAGAGTTAATATTGATAATACAATATGGGATGTTATGGGTGACACAAAAATAGAACCTAGTAGTGGTGAACAATTATCTTGGTTAATATATGGATTAAAAGTTATAGATAAAAAGAAATGGGCTGAAGTATTTAACATTGGTATTAATAAAGAAACTAAAAGACAAAAGAGAAGACCAAAGATGTCTGTTACTGAATTTAATAACTATGTAAAAAAATATACAAAGCCTTTACATAAAACTAAATCAGAGCAATGTAAAGAGTGTCAGGGCAAAGGCAAAGTACAAAAACTAAAAGTAGATGGCACACCTTATAAAAATTTAACTAAGTGTGATAAATGTGATGGTGGTGGATTGATATATCATCAGCTAAAACAACTAGCAGGATTTAAAATAAATTTAAAAAATATTGTAGAAAACTTTTCTAGAGATTCAAAAGATACATCTAATAAATTAGTTAACTTAGTTTGTAATGGTGGTTTTAAAACAGATAAAATTACTTTAATGACAATATCTAAGTATAGTAAAAATGGTATTGTAGACTTTATAAATAACATAACAAAGTATAGTGCGATAGAAACTTACTTATCTACTTTTGTAGAGGGTATGCAAAACTTTGTTGGTTGGGATTCTATACTTCATCCTAGATTTATGCAGACAGCTACTACAACTGGTAGACTATCCAGTAGAGACCCTAACTTTCAAAATCAACCACGTGCTAAAACTTTTCCGATTAGAAAAGTTATTAAATCTAGATTTAAGAATGGTAAAATTATGGAAGTGGACTTTGCACAATTAGAATTTAGAACTGCAGTATTTTTAGCACAAGATAAAAAAGGTATGGAAGACATTGCAAATGGTGTAGACGTACATCAGTTTACAGCAGATATAATAGGCTGTTCTAGACAAGATGCTAAGGCACATACATTTAAACCTTTGTATGGTGGTGTTAGTGGTACAGACGATGAAAAAAAATATTACGCAGAGTTCTTAACTAAATATAAACAAATAAAAGAATGGCACGATAAATTAGAATATGATGCCATAGCAACAAAAATTATTACCTTACCAACAGGTAGACAATATTCTTTTCCTGACGCAAAGCGTATGCCTTGGGGTAGTTCTAACTATTCTACACAGATAAAAAATTATCCTGTCCAAGGTTTCGCTACTGCAGATATAGTGCCTTTAGCTTGTATTAATGCTTATGAATTGATGCTAGAAAAAAAGGTAAAAAGTCTGTTAATTAATACGGTTCATGACAGTATAGTGGCAGATATATATCCGGGGGAAGAAGATATCATGGCAAAAATCTTAGCTGAATCTACGAGAGGTGTTAAAAATACTATGAAATCTATGTATAATATAGACTTCAATGTACCTTTAGACATAGAGGTAAAAGTAGGTTTAGATTGGCTTGACATGAATGAAATATCAGTGTAACTTATCCACAACTATAAATAATAAGGAGTTATTATTAATGATGACAAATGAAATATCAGTAAAACAAATGTCCGATGCTCAGATTATGGCAGCAATCGGTCAAACGGTCGACACTAATAGACCAATATTATCCCGATTACAAATAAATAGGGATGCAGAGGATGATGATAATAATAGATTACCAACAGGTCATTACTTTATTTATCATCCTGAACTAGAACAAAACATTTATGGTGAGACGGTAGAGTTTAGACCTTTCTATACTGCATACCAGTATATGGCGTATAATCCTGCTGAAAAAAAATATTCATCACGTTCAATAGTATTTAAAAATTGGAAAGAGGATATTATTGATAGCACAGGTGGTACACGATGTGGTAAATTACCTGAGGCACAAAAAGTTAATCTTACCCCTGCAGAATTAGAACTGCAGAAACAAATTAAATGTTATAAGATGACTTATGGTACGGTGTCATTCAAAGGTAAAAATGCAAAGGGTGAGGATGTAGATATAAAAGACTTCCCAGTCCTTTGGAGAAATACAGGCACTAACTATAATATTGTTAACGAAGCTTTTACTGGCTTAACTAACTTAGGTAAACCAATGTTTAAATATACTTTAACATTAGGAACTGAGAAAAGAAAAGCAGGTGCAGTTAGATTTTTTGTTTCTACTTATAAAATAAATAAAGACAAAGAGTTAGACTTTACTAAAGATGATGAAAAAACTTTAGAAAGTTTTTTAACTATAATTAATTCAGAAAACAAAAGTGTTAGTACATTACATGGTAAAGCTAACACACAAGCAGAATCGGATGGCAGTGACGCTAAGATTATTAGTCAACTTGCCCAGTAGTGCATCTACTATTAATAAAAATACAAGAACTGTTAGCCCGTTCAGGAAAAGAACGGGTTGACATAGACGATAAGATTATAGAAGAATTTGGGGAAGCTTGTAAACAAGCATTTAAAAAACAATTTACAGAAGAACGTGAAGAAAATTTTACAATAAGAATGTCCAGTATTGGCAAACCTCTTTGTCAATTACAAATGGAAAAACAAAATACATCATCAGAATCACCACCTTATAATTTTAAAATGAGAGTTTTATTTGGAGACTTGATAGAGGCATCTGCCATAGCTATTATGAAAGCAGCAGGTATAAAAATACAATCAGAACAACAAGAAGTTCATAATAAAATATCAGGTGTAAATATAAAAGGCACTTATGATGTTGAGATTGAAAATAAAATTTATGATATTAAAAGTGCATCACCTTGGGCTTATGATAATAAATTTTCTAAAGGATTTAATAATGTAAAAGAAGATGATAGCTTTGGCTATGTTGTTCAAGGTTCTTTATATTCTGACTCTTCGGGTAAACCTTTTGGTGGTTGGATTGTAATAAATAAATCTACAGGAGAGTGGCAAGTTGTAGAAACACCAACATACTCTGATGATTATAAAGTAAAAGCATTAGAGACAGCATCAGATAATATTGATGCTTTAGTAAATAACAAACCTTTTAAAAGATGTTTTGAGGATATTCCTGAAACATTTAATAAAGTAAGTACAGGAAATAGGGTACTAAGTAGTATATGCTCTTTTTGTTCTTATAAAAAACCTTGTTGGGGAGATGAGTTAAAATATTTACCTCAACAACAATCAAAAGCAAAATCACCTAGATGGTTTTGGTATACTAAACTAGTTAATCCTAAGGAGGAAAAATCAGATGTCGAAGAATAAAGACTTATCTTCACGTGGACCAACAATATATGTTACACCTGTCCCTAGCAAAAAAGGTTCTTTCATGTGTAGTATTAGAAAAAATAAAAACCCATCCGAAGATGAAAAGACTTGTGAGATTATGGCTATGGGTATGATGAAGATGGCTTTAACTGACCCCGGTTATGTATATGACTTGGGATTAGAAGCTATAGAAGAAGAGGGTAGTATTCAGTACGAAGAACCTGTCTTAAAAGGTAAAGGTAATCGTGATGAAACTAACATAATTGATATATTAGATTATCTTAAATTTAAAAATGATGATGGTAAATTAAACTAATGAGTGATGATAATTTTAATAACTCTGATAATAATAGCATAAGAAAAAAGTTTGATTTAGATTTAAAATATGGAAAGATGCGTGAAAAGAAACTTCACGATAGATTTTTTAATAAAAAGTTTGAGATAAAATCTGAAAGAGATTGGTGGCAAAAGACTGGTAACATTGCTATTGAAACAGAATGTTATGATAAGCCAAGTGGGATATCAGTTACCGAAGCTGATTATTGGATGCATATATTAACAGACGGTGATGATGAATACTGTACCTTAGTGTTTAAAGTAAGCACTGTTAAAAAACTTGTTGAAAAGTATAAGAACAAAAGTATTTATGGTGGTGACCATAAAAAATCTAAATTTATTTTAGTTCCTTTAAAAGAATTGTTTGTGTTGGAGAACATAAAAAATGGATAAGATAAATCCAAGTTATTATAAAGCTAAGACTATAGAAACCATAGAAGCAATACGTTCTCAGTTAAGTACTGATGAGTTTCGTGGTTATTTAAAAGGTCAAATTTGGAAGTATCTATCTAGACATAGAGAAAAGAATGGTTTTGAAGATTTAAAAAAATCAAAGTGGTATATGGATTACTTAATAAAGTTCGAAGAAGAAATGGGTGAAGGGGATATAGTTAAAAATTAGGAGGAAACATGAAAACATACATGATAAACAGTGAAGAAGTACAATTTATATTGAGATACTTATTTACTAGACCATACGGTGAAGTTATAAAAATGATAGAAATACTAGGTCAGTTGAGGGAACTCGATGAAAAAGTTAATGCAGACTTCATCTCAAAAAAAACGAACAAGTAGTAACTTAGCTACTATTCGTGTAGGATTAGATAAAACTGGAGACATAAAATTAGATTTAGATTATATCAAACCTAATCTTTTCATAGAAACTTTTAAAAAGAAATTTCCTGATTATGAAAATTCAGTATTATTATCTTCTATTATTTACGATACTATTTTTGTGTATGAGGACTTATACGACAGGATTAGAAATACTATAAATATGAATTAGATATCTCTCATTTCCATGCTTAATGCTCTTGCCCTGTTGGGGGTTTGTCTATACCACCGACTCGAAAGCATCTCATTTGCTGCGTCAGGAAAATTATTCTCTTTTAAATACTTAATCATATTTTTAAATTTAGATACACCGGCAAAACCCATTTGAAAAATCATCTCACATAAGATACCTTTGGCTTTTGCAGGTATATCTAAATCATTTTCTACGCATAACTTTTCCATTAAGTTCCATGCTTTCTCAAAGTCTTGTTCAAATATTATATCCCACCCCTCTTTATCTTTAGGTGGTTCTTCACCGGGTAACATTTTATGCCCATAGCCCCCTGTTTTGAATCCAAGAGTATCTATATAGGTATCTAGCCTATAACCTTCGTGCTGTTTTATTCTTTCTTTTAATGCATCCTTAATTATATCTGACATTATTTCTCCTATAGCTTTAGCTAAACTATTTCTTTTTTGTAATAAGCCCCATAGCACCTTTAGCACCCTTAATACCAAAACTTGCTGAACAAGCTATATATAATAAATGTTTATAGTAATCAGGAAGTGAATGTAAGGCTTCAAATCCTGCTTTGATATGAGGTGTCCATCCGGGGATGAATACTAGCACCGCAGGAATTAATAGGGCTAGTAAAATTACCTCGTCTTTCCACGACCCTTTCATTTGGTCTACTGCTGATGCTTCCCACGCAACTTTACCTGCAATTTGCTGCTCCTTGAGCGACTTCTGTGCCTTAATTTCTGTTAACGCTAAATCAGCTTTTGCTTTTTTTGTTTCTACGAAACCCTTGACCGTATCCCCTATAATACTGGCAATAGGTCCTAACACCATGTTAAACATTTATGATTCCTCCTTATAGTTTGCTTCTACTTTTTGCAAACTCTCAACATAGTTTATCCATTCTTCAACAGTCCAACAAACCATTTCACTATATAGTATTTGTTTTTTATTAAACTGTAGTTGTAATGTGTCTTCTAAATATTTCCTTTGCTTTTCTTTGTAGTCTAAACAAGATACTTCATTAGTAAATTCTACATACTGATAACGAAAAACTCTTGGTTCTTCCTCTCCTCCAAACAGTACAAATAAAATTAATAAATAATTAATCACTAACGTAAATCAAAAGCTTCATTAGCAATTATGTCACCTAACAACATCTTATCTCTTGTTACTTCCCCTTTTAAATTTTTTGATATTATATCTTTCGATAAATCTTTTATTTTATTATAAACTTTTCTATATATTCTATCTCCATTGTATCCTTGACCTACCATGTAATCTACATAGAATCTAGGCAATTCTCTTGTTTTTAAATATGCTATTGCTGCAAACTCTGTAAAGTCATCTTCTTTAATTTGTTTTTTATTTTTAATTCTAGTCCTTATCTCCTTCTTTTCTCC